TGCGCGGCCGCAAACGAGGCGTTGGACGCCGTAAGGCATCCGGGCTGAAGAGAGGGCACATCGGCCGCGCTACGCAGCTCCTGCGCAGGTTGGCTCGGCGTGAGAAGCGCCGTGGCAGGGCTCGGCAGGTCCGGAACATCACGAGGGCACATCGTCTCCTCGGCCGGCTGGCTCGCCGCACGCGGCGCAAGGGCGGGTACTATTGAGGAAGGCCGAGGCCCTGCGGTTTATCCGCAGCTTCCCGCGGTTCAATCAGGGGCGTGGATACCGACTGAGCGACAAGGGAACCCACATGGCGATGGGCTTTCGGCGAGTGCCGGATGCCGTCGATCGAGCTATGCGGATCATCGTTCCCAAGGGTGCATATACCGAGACTATCGAGACGCTCAGGCCGTTCGATGTCGAGTGCTTCCAGAGCCGCCTTCGTTACGCGAGCCTGTGCTTCGCCATCCGGCATTTCGGCGGCCTCAATCGCTGGAAGAAGGCAAGGCTGCCGATCCTGATCCGCTTCGGACGTCACCTGATGGTCTGGAACGGAACCCATCGGGTCTTTGCCGCGCAGCTCCTGGACCGGCCTTTGCGCTGCCGGGTTTTCACTATTGCGAAGCCTCGCCGTTCGCGGCAATGTCGCCGCCGATGACCGAGCTTCGCCCCATAAAGGGTGGTCGTATGACCGACGAGCCTCGCGCCGGCAGACGGCGCGCGCTGGGCGAGAGCGAGCAGATCACGTGCTCGGTTTGCCTCACCGACACGGGTGTAGAAACGAGCGCCATCCAGCAGATCATCGCAGCTCCGCGCCGATCCCCATCCGGACGGATCGTCGGCGGCACCCGCATGTGGGTCTGCGCGCACTGCCTCTCGCGAGGCAAAGTGGTCGAGCTGATCCACGGTGATGCGATCATCGACCTTTAGCCGACCTCAGCATTTCCGACTTCAACCGACCCGCCGATGGCGGGTTTTTTTTGCCCGCGACGCGGGCGCCAACTGGAGAAAAGCCGATGGCTTTGCGTGCCTTGATTGATTCTCTCGACGATGTCGCAGAGGGTCTGCGTTCCGAATACAAGAAGACGAAGGTGAAGCGCGGTAACGAAGAGGTTGAGGTCTTTGCGCTCGACATCACCGGCACCGACGAGCACCCGGATGTTGCCAATCTGCGCAATGCTCATCAGCGCGTGAAGCAGGATCTCACCACTGCGAAGGAAGAACTGAAGGCGCTCAAGACCAAGGTCGAGGCGCTCGGTGATGACTTCGATCCCGCCATTGTCCAGCAGCTCAAGGATCAGATCATCGAGTTGCAGGAGAAGGGCGAGAAGGACCCGAAGGCTGCCGCGGATGCGCGCAAGCAGCTCGAGCAGCAGATCGCCAACCTTCAGAAGCAGGTCGCCGACCTGAAGAAGGAGCGCGACGACGCTGTGGCGGCAGTCGAGAACGAGCTTGGCGATGTCCTGAAGGGCGATGGCCTGACCAAGGCTCTCGTGGAGGTCGGTGTCGAGCCGAAATTCATGAAGGCCGTCACCGCCATGCTGGCCGGCCAGGTCAAAGTCGAGAAGGGCGAGGACGGCAAGCGCAAGGCTTTCGTCACCACCAACCTCGGCGACGTGCCGGTCGAAAAGTTCGTCAAGGATTGGGCCGCTTCCGACGAAGGCAAGGAATTCGTCAAGAAGGCATCCGGCTCTGGTGCTGGCGGCGGCGGCGATGACCGCAAGCTCGATGTCAATCCGTTCCTGGAAGATGCCTCCAAGGGCATCAAGCCCAACCTCACCAAGCAGGGTGAGATCGTCAAAGCCGACCCGGCTCAGGCCGAGCGGCTGATGAAGGCCGCTGGCTGGACGGCCGAGCGGATCGCCAAGCGGCTGAAACCTGCCGCTTGATTCCTCGCGGAGGGCGACGCCTTCCGCATTCGTAACAGCCGTGCCGATGGCCGGCTTAGTCACAAAAACCGACAAGCCTGCAACAGGAGAAAAATCGCATGGCTGCTACCAAAATCGCGGACGTCATCGTCCCCGAGGTCTTCAACCCGTATGTGCAGGAGATCACCGCTGAGCGGTCGAACCTGTGGCAGTCGGGTATCGTCGCAACGGTGCCGAACCTCAACATCCTCGGCTCCCGTGGCGGCACCACGATCGCAATGCCGTTCTGGCACGACCTGACCGGCGAGGAAGAGATTCTCTCTGACTCGACCCCGCTCGGCGTCGACAAGATCACCGCTGGCCAGGACGTCGCAGTCCTGAACGCACGCGGTAAGGCGTGGGGCGTCAACGACCTCTCGGAAGCGCTGTCGGGCGATGACCCGATGGATGCAATCGCGGGCCTCGTGGTCGCGTTCTGGAACCGCCGATGGCAGGCCCAGATCATCTCCATGCTGAAGGGCGTGTTCGCCGCGGCGTCCATGTCCGGCAACATCTCGGACATCTCCGCAGCATCCGGTGATGCAGCGGTGATCGGCGGCGACACCGCCATCGACGCGATCTACAAGCTCGGTGACGCGGCCGGGCAGCTTACCGCAATGGCCGTTCACTCGGCCGTCGCCGCCAAGCTGCTCAAGGACGACCTCATCGACGTGGAGCGTGACTCCGAGGGCCGCACGATCATGCAGCGCTATCAGGGCAAGGCCCTGATCGTCGATGACGGCATGCCGGTGTCGGGCGGTGTCTACACCTCGTACCTTTTCGGTCCCGGCGCTATCGGGTTCGGCGAGGGCAACGCACCGGTGCCGACCGAGACGGATCGTGACTCGCTCGCTGGCGAGGACATCCTGATCAATCGCCGGCACTACGTCCTGCATCCGCGGGGTGTGAAGTGGGTGGGCACACCGGCTGGTGTGTCGCCGACCAACACCGAGTTCGAGAACGGCTCCAACTGGACCCGCGTCTACGAGAACAAGAACATCCGCATCGTGCAGTTCAAGCACCGCATCGCGGCGGCCTAACAGCCGGCACGATCTGAGAGTTCGACGAAAGGCCGCCTTCGGGCGGCCTTCGTCGTTTCAGCCCACAGTAGGACGAACCGAGAAAAGGATCTCACATGCCTACGACCAACTATGGGGTTTCCCGCAAGGGCTTCCCGCGCGCCCTCAAGGGCCTCTACGACTTCCTGTCCGGCACCAAGTCGAACGGTGCAGTCCCGGCCGTCACCGGCCTCACGATCACCGAGAATGGTGTCGGCCCGATCAAGCAGACGGTCTTCAACTTCTCCAACGTGGCCTTCGCACTCGCGGACAATGCTGGCGTCGTCGCCTACTCGGGCAAGAAGATCTACGACTTCCCGGAAGGCCTGATCAAAGTCCTGGGCGCGGTGGCAAATCTTGCGCTGACCAAGTCCTCGGCCGGCGTCAACACCAATTGGGATGGCGACTTCGGCGTCGGCACCGTGACGGCGTCGAACGACGGCACGCTGGCGTCGACCGAGCAGAACATCATCCCGACCACGGCAACCCCGCAGGCTACGGCGGGCGCCACGACCGCGCGCGGAAAGAATGCCGCCGATATCGCGCCGCTCGACGGCACCGGCACAGCCATTGACCTGTATCTCAACTTCCTGGTCGATGATGCGGACCACGATGTCACGACGACGCCGTGCAACCTCATCGTGAACGGTACGCTGACCGTCACCTGGATGAACCTCGGCGACCACGGCTAATCGCCCAACATAAGGAGCCCGCCATGGGTCTCGCATCGTTCAACCGTATGCGTCGCGAACGCGCTGCGGTGGAGAAACTGGAAGCCGAGCGTTTCAAGCGGTGGAATGAATCCCGCCACAAGAGCCGCGACGCCCAGGACAAGGTTCGCGAGCGCAACGAGAAGGACGTCGATGCCATCCGCAACGAAGAGGCGGCGGCAGCCGAGCGCATCGGTGCGAAGGTCGTCATCGCTGTCGAGTCCGGCGGCAAGAACGACCCCTTGCAGCGTGATCACGCCGCTGAGATCGTTGGCCGGAATCTGGAAGGTGTGCAGACACCCAAGGACCCGGTGGAGCGCATCGACGAGCGAATCCCGCAGCATGAGACTGCCAACGAGCGTCTGGTCGGCACCCTCAAGGCTGACGGCAAGGGGCCGAGCAAGGCTTTGCTGAAAGCTGCGCGCGAAGAGGCCGGCATCGAGGGCCAGCCCGATCGTGAGATCGCGCCCCACGAGAATCCGCAGGAGGGTGAGGAGGCCGCTGAGAGCGTCCCCGCGGCCGACCCTTCGGGTGAGCTTGGGGCGCTGCAGTCCGGAGCACCGGTCAAGAAGGCCGCACGCAAACGGGCGGCTCGCAAGTCGGCGAAGAAGAAGGCGGCTTCTCAGTGAAGTGGCTTATCGACCGCATCACTGCGGTGATGATCGGGCTGGCGATTGCCAGCCCCTTCATTTTCTCGGCGGCATTCGCCCAGAGCCAGAACCGCCCGCCGGTCACTGGCTCTCTCGGTAGCCGCCTCGCTTCGGTGACGCCGAATGATTCCACTGACCTGCCGGGCGGCCCCGCCGTTGCGGTGTGGGTAGGAGGAGCGGGGAACGTCGCGGTCATCGGCGCTGGCGGCGACACGACATCCGTGACGCTCAACAGCGCCGCGGCCGGTTCAGTCATCAACATCCGTGTTCGGCGCGTGCTGTCCACTGGCACGACCGCGACCAACATCGTTGCGATCCGCTGATGAGCCTTATCGTCGAGGATGGTAGCGGCATGGAGGATGCCGAAAGTTACGTCTCAGTCGCTGACTTCAAGGCCCGGCTGGACAAGCTCGGTCACTCCTATGCGGATTTTTCCGACGCGGAAATTGAGTCGGCGCTGCGTCGCGGCACCGCCTACATCGACGCCAAGTACCGCAGCGCATTTCCCGGCACGCCAACGCTCGGGCGCGAACAGGCGCTCGAATGGCCGCGCGAGGATGTCTACACGGCGATTTCGGTCGAGATCGACGATGATGAAATGCCGCGTGAGCTGATCAAGGCGACCATCGAGGCATCGCGGCGCGAGCTGACCAGCCCTGGATCACTCACGCCGGATTATGTCGAAACAGATCGGGTTGTGAGTGAAACGGTCGGGCCTCTCAGCGTCACATACCAGAACTCGACGGGCGCTTCTGATGCCCGCCCGGTCATCACCGAGATCGATGAGATCCTCGCACCCATCCTCACGAGACCGCAAACCGGAAGCTACGGATT